CTGGAGTTCCATTTGTTGTTATTTTAAAATAATATGTAGTAGGCTCTGTACCAGTCCATTCGTGATTTTCAACAACCAAAGCATTCCCAGTTCCAACAGTTTGAGTTGCTGAAATTTGATGTATTGTATTTAAATTAGTTGCTGTTGTAAAGTCGCTTGAAAGTCTGTTTATTTGACCTAAAGTCCTATCATAAGCTAACCACCATAAAGTTGTATCTTTCAGCCAATATTCAATATCTAAAATAAGCTTATCATTTGAGCCACCACCAATTTCTACTGGAACTCCATATCCAACTCTACTTACTAAAACTCCATTTTTTAAATTATGAAAATTATCTTGTAGAGTTAATCCTTTTCCTACAATAGAAGGGTCTGTTTGTTCATCAAACCCTCCCTCTAAAGGTATTTTAATTATTTTACTCAATTTCTGCTAACCTTTGATTTAAAATTTGTATTTGTTGAAAAGCTCTTTGGTAAGCTAAGTTTCCTCTGTTTTGACGATTATCTGCAAAAAATATTTCTGATTCAGCTAAGTCTAAAAGTATAGGTTCTATAGACTCGTTAAATTCACACTCGGTTGAACCATCTGCTAAATCAGTTGGTTTTTTTAAGTAATAAACATCTACACTAACACAAGTAGCTGGTGAAACTGCAATCTGATTACCTTCTATGCAAAATATTGTACCATAAGAATATGTTGTGCTAGGCATAAAATCCATCTCTGGAATTAATTTAGCAAATCTTTTATTTGTATTATCGTATAATCTTGTTATTCCATCTCTTATAGGAAAGTTTCCAGCACCAAATAAAGTTGTAAAATCTTGAACTGCATACCCACTCGTAGCATTAACTGATAATGGTTTTGAATCTGCTCTGCTTTTTAAAGGTGTTAAATAATAATTATGTAATAAGTTTACTAATGTTTTTTGTGCTGTATTTAAGGCTTGTAGCTTGTGTGCAACTGAAAAGTTTACATCACCTTCATCCTCTACTCTTTTACCTAAAGCATCTATTAATTCTGCTCCAGTCATTCAATCTCCTATTTAGTGAGTCAAGGGGGTAAATAAATACCCCCATAACTCGATTAACTAACTAATCAACTACTAGGAGTAGTCGCTCGGACCACCACCTAATACACCTTGCATTCTAGGATTAGAGCAAGTTAACTGACCCATCCAAAACAATCTTGCTTGAATGTTATCAGAACCTTCTAATCTTTTGAAATCCTCAAAAGCAAAGTTTCTGTCTTTATGAGTTTTAAAATCAAGGTAGTTAGTGTTTAAGAAATACATTTGCCCAGCTGGACAATGTGAATCTACAACTACACTAGCACCTTTGAATCTTAAAGAATCAAAGCCAGAATCTGCAATGTCATCACTACCAGCAAATCTTTTGTTTGCTTGTAATGATGCTTCATATGCATCATATATTGCTTGAGTTGTTACGATTAGGTCTGGTTGGTCATTGTCTACTGTACAAGCACCATACATCCTTGTCATAGCTCTTGCTACATTTGACACTCCGTCAACTGTTGCAACTAACTGAGTCCAAGTACAATCTGCTGTTGATGATGTTGTTTCAAGACCAGAAGATACATTAAATGTACCTAATTTAGCATTCCACCAAGCTAATGAATCAGAGTTAATACCACCTAATGAACGATTATATCCACAGACAGTATTATCTACATTACCCGGAAAGTGAAAAGTACTAGCATCCGGCATTGTTTCAATCAAAGCAACACCAGCATCAACTGCTGTATAATCAGCAGATGCTATTGTACCACCACCATTTAATGATACTAAACCATTACTTACTTGACCAGCATTAAATAAACCAGTACCAAATTGGTCTCTGATTGTTTTCTCTGCTGATTTTAATTTGCTCTTTAACATAGAAAGAACTTGTGAAGAACCTCTATTAACAAGGTCTTCTGAACCCGGAATCTTTAATCCAGTGTAAGCTGTTGCCCAGTCGTATGTTGCTTTCTTGTAAGTTTCCTCACTAGCAGTTGCTGTGTTTCCACCATCTGTAATCCAACCAGATGTAGAACCACTTAACTGAGCATATTCAACTGGTATTACAATATTTTTACCACCATCTAGCATTTCAGCATTTTTCAATAACTTCAAGCAGAGGATGTTGGAATTATAAATATTGTCAACCAATACTGGAATAAATTTTTCACGAGTTAATGCTGAAACTGAATCTGATAAAGCCATTCGTTTCTCCTAACTTGTTTAAACTGTCTTTCTACTGCATAAATGCCTTCGGACAGCCAACCACTATGTGGTTTTTATTTATTTATTCAAAGTACTTAGCAATCTCTGGGTCATCCAAAGACACTTCTTTCCAAGAACTAAGTCTTTTAGGAGCTACAGTTTCTGTTGCACCTATTTCAGATGTGCTAAGTTTAACCTTAGAGTTTTTGCTTTTGTTGTTATCCAACTTTTTATAGTGTTCAAGTTCGCCTTTTAAAGTATCATATGAATAAGCTTTATAAACTTCCCTAAGATTGACAGTTCCATCATTTCCTCGGTATCTTTCAGAATTAGCATCTGCGAATTTCAAGAAATCATCAACTTTATCTGGGTCTCCTAAAGTATTAGGATTCTCGTTTTCAAGTTGATTCAATACATTGTCCATACTTTCGACACGAGTATTTATTTCTCTGTCATACTCAGCTTGTTCTAGTTTATTCAAACGACCTTCTAAAGGATTTTCAGCGACTTCTTCTTTAGGAGTTTCTTCTGTTGGAACTATATCTGACAATTTTTGGTTTAAACCCAGCTTACTATACTCTTCTGGATTATCAAAAAAATAATCTTTTATATGTTCACTAAACTCTTTATCAGATTCTAGTCTCTGTAAGAACCTTCCCACTTTAGCAATCTTTTGAGATTTTTCAGTATTGGATTTATTCCACTGACTTTTATTGTCAGCATCAACCTTCCACTGATTAATAGTCTCCTTATCATAGATATGACCATCTATCTCGAACTCATTGCTACTTATCACCTCTAGATTTGTTGCTCCTTCATCTGATGGTATAGGAGTATCTTCAGATTCCCCCTCTAATACAGAATTTTCTTGAGTCTCATCTTTCGGCTCATTTTCAGACATTGTAGTCTGTTCGTCAATACCCTCTAAAGATAATTCTTCTTCTTCAGTGATTTCGACATTATTGTAAGCATTTTTACTATTGCTCATTGTTAGAGTCTCCTTCCGGTGTTGCTCTTATTTTAAAACTAAGCTTTTCTTAATGGTGCTTCTCCACCTTTAGAGGTAGGATTACCATAAATCTTCCCATTATACATAAACCCTCTAGCATTACTAAAAGATGGGTTCAGAGTACTACTACTAAGAACTTGATTGTACCAAGTTTTTGCATCTGAAAACAGTAGACTTCCAGTTTTTGGGTTTGTATCTTGAGTTGATAAAACTCTAGGGTTACCTTTAACATTTATAGTAACTCTTTCATTTTTATAAATGTCACCTTTGCCCATCAAGCCACCTTTTTTAATGTATTCACCTTTCGCTGAATAATCTTCTGTGCCTTTTTGGTCAGCTATTTTTTTAAGTTTTTCATTTCTTTTACTCACTTATTCTCCTTGTTGTTGGTCTTCATCCATCATTCCAGCTCTAGCTCTTTGTTTAAGTAGGGCATCCATAATTTCTTCTTTATTAGTAGACTCTTGGAGTATACCTTGGTCTGCCTCTAAGTCTTCTTGAGCCATTCTTTTTTGTTCCATCATTTCATCCAGAATTTCTTTAGAAATGTCTTTTTGTGTCCATCTCCAAAACTGTTCTGGAGTTAGCAATCCTAATTGAGCTAATTGCATTGCTTGGTCGAAACGACTAGCACGATTTTCTGGAAGACTAGAACCCGGAATATATTTGTAATCTAAATCATCTTCTATGTCATATGGGTTAACTTT